CCCACGAGTTCCTGTCGATGATGCTGGGTACGCAGCGGACGAGCGCGACCCTGGCAGTGCAGGCGCTGGAGGGTCACCGGTTCATCAAGGCGCAGCGCGGACGCGTCACGATCCTGAACCGTGAGGCGTTGGAGAACTTGGCAGATGATGGCTACGGTTTGCCCGAGGCCGAGTACGCTCGCCTGATCGAGGGCGCCTGATGCCGCGCTACTTCTTCAACGTTCGGCATCGCCCGGGACCCGCTGGTCTGGCGCGAGACCCCGAGGGCGAAGAGCTGGCTGACGCGAACGCAGCACGCGAGCGCGCCCTCACGGTGGCACGAGCCATGATTGCGCGGGACCGGCTCGCAACCATCCAGGACTGGATGGACTGCACGTTCGAGATCACGGACGAGGCAGGTCAGACCGTGCTGACGGTGCCGTTCAGCGACACGGCTGCGATCCAAGACGAGGACTGAGGCCTCGCCATGCCGGCCTGACACCCTCTCGTGCACCGGGACTGCCGATGACCTGCTTCACTCTCCGTCTCGCCGGTGACGGCTTGCCTGCCGGAGCCCGCGAGGTGCCGCTGGCGGAGCTGGTCTCGACCTATCTGCAGGCCAGCGCGCCTCGCGCCTACTGCGATGCCTGCTTGGCCGTCGCGGTGAGGGAACCCGTGGACGCCGTGCAACGGACCGTGAGAGGCCTGACGGAGCCGGCGCAGTTCACGCGCAAGACAGGCCGTTGCCGAAGCTGCCGCAGCACGAAGCGGATCGTCACGCGCGTCGCTCCGGCCATTCTGGTCCGCAACGGACCAGTAGGGCTTGCGCCGGCGCCGCTCCGCTAGAGCTTGCCGTCGCCGGACCTCGGCGGAGGTGATGACATCCCGCTTAGCCGATGCGCGTGCATGAAAACTCCGTCTAGGCAGCGGATGTCCGCATAACGCCTACAAACGGGCTTCTGCTGAACACCCCGCGATGAGCCGCTTTGGGTCGAAAGCGGCCCCTCGAATGGACGAAATAATCAAGTTTCGATTCTGCGCAATCGGTTCGCGCGCGGATCAACGCTGCCGGCTCAGAGCAGACCGAGCCAGCCGATCAGGAAGAGTAGGGCGAGCAGAACGATCCCGAGCAAGGCACCCCGAACCGCGCCCGTTACGCATTGATGCAGGATCGACGAAGAAGCGTGCGCTGCCGCGTTCTCTCGATGCCAGCGATCTATCAAGCTCTCGTGCATGGCAGCCAACCGAGTCCGGCGAGGTGGCCGGCCCTGAAAGCTATCCATCTCCTCACCGAGAGAATAGTGCTGCCCGGCCACATCTTCGGGTGCCCGATTTCGGCGCAGGCGATTACTGCGCCGGCTCGGCGGCTCGGAAGATCGTCATGCGGGCGGGCCCATCATCTCGGGCGCGGGGTGACCGAGCGCGCCGGGGTCAAAAGAAAAGGCGCCCGGAGGCGCCTCAATGAAGTCGGTGGGGAGCGCCGCGGGCGGCGCTTCGGGTTCGGCGGGCGCCGGCGGCGGAGGTTCGGCCGCGGACATCTCCTCCATGATCATCGAGACCACCTCGGAGAGCTGCGCGACGGCCGCGGCGATGGCGTCGAGGCGCGGGTCGGTCGCGGGGGCAACCCCCTCCATGCCCGGCACCTGCGGGCGATTGGCCTCCATCACACGGGCCTCGGCCTCGATCTGAGCCTTCTCGATCTCGGCCTGGATCTTCAGCACGTCGGCCTGGAGCTTCTCGCGCTCCACGGCGAGCTTTTCCATGTCGAGCTGCTGGCGACCGGCCTCGATCTGCTGCTGGCGCTCCTGCTGCGCCATGGCAGCCTGCTCCTGCGGTGAGGGCGGCATGGGCGGCGGCAGGGGCTCGCCGCTCTCCTGTGCCTCCTGTGCCTGGATCTGGGGCGGCAGCATGGTCCGGATACGCTTGGCGATCTTGTCCGCCATCGGCCAATCCTGCGCCTTGGCCAGGAGGTCGAGCACGAGGGGGGCGAGCTGCGGCGCGGCCTGCACCAGTTGGATCATGCCGTCGAGTGCGGCCTCGCGACGGGTCGTGTAGCTCGGGCCCATCTCCATCGCGACGTCGTATGCGCCGACCGTGACGTCGTTCTGGATCTTGTCGAGCGGCTGCCCGTCCTCGGCGAGGCCGCCCACCTGGTTGATCCGGACGAGGTCGACCTTGCCGTCCTCACCCACGATCCGAAGCGTGCGCGCCGTGTCGTAGACGTGGGGGATCATCCCGCAGACGATTGCGCCCGTGTGCCGGATCGAACGGCTGAAGTTCACGATGTAGACGAACGAGCCGACGTCACCCTCGCGCTGGCGGGCCTGGATCGCCTTGCCCGAGGTCTCGTTCGAGCGGGCGCCAAGCGAGGCGTCATAGACGCCAGTGACCGCCTTCATGTCCTCGACCGCCTCGCGGGTCAGCTCGGCGAGGCCGGCGGAGGCGATGGGCGGGGTCGAGCGCTCCGGCCGCGCGGTCGGCGACTTCTCATCGACATTGTAGGGCAGGAAGGGGTGGTTCGTGCTGTTGGCCGTGTCCCAGATCGACTCGTAGCCCTTGAACATCTTCTCGGTGCCGAGGAACGGCGCCTTGGGCTGGAGCGCTACCACCTCCGTCTGGGTCGAGCGGGCATAGTTGTAGGCGCGTTGCGCATCCTTTGCGAACCGGATCACGCCGCGACGGGCGCGGCGCTTGCCGATCGTCATCTCGACGCCGACGACCGGCACCACCGGGATGAAGCGGCCGGGGATCTCGGTGGGACCGTCGAGCACGGCGTTCGCGCTGATGACGTAGCGCTCGACGCGGTGGCCGGGGCGCTTCTCGACGCGCACCCGAGCGCCCTGCGCCTTCGCTGCCTCGATCAGCGCCAGCTTCTCGGCGTGGTCCTCGTCACCCTCGTCGGTGAGGTCGAGGATCTCGCCGTCGGGCATCAGGGCGAGCGTCTTCTGGATGGGCGTCTTGGTGTAATACTCGGCGATGCGCACCATGTCGGCGCCCGCCCACTCGGCCATGCCGCCAGACGACAACTCGCTGTCACCGGTCTCCGCGGCCGGGTGATCCGGATAGGTCTCCTCGTAGACGTCCCGGCTCATGTCGACCGGCACGAAGCAGAACTTGGCGTCCTCGCGCGTTGGCAACACCGCATCCGGGTCCCAGCGGACACCGACGCCATCGGGCACGCCCACGATGCGGATCTCTTGCTCGAACGTCGTGTCGGAGCCGTACTCGGTGATGACCTTCCAGTGCCCGATGCCGGCGCCGACCTGCTGATCCGCCGCCGCGAAATAGGCCGAGGGCGCGTCCGAGCGGTTCTCGACGTACCGCACCATGCCCGCGATGACGTCCGCGGTCTCCGGGTCGCCGCGGCTATCGACCGGCACGACCTTGATGGCTGGACGCATCTGGCGAATGTCGCCGGTGATCTGGGCGATGGTGGTCGGCAGCCGGTTGAACTCGAGGCAGGGCCGCCCTTCGTCCTCGCGCGCCTGCTTCTCGCGTTCCGGCCACTGCGCGCCGGGGGTCTCGAGGAAATCGAGGTCCTCGTAGGCGTCCGTGCGGTTCTGCCGATCGAACTCGTCGGCGCGGCGCCAGCGCTTCTTGGCGAGGTCGAGCACCTTCGCGAGGTCGTCGCCCTTCGTGTCGGTCGACGCCTTCGCCGGAGCCTCGGGCACAGCCGTATCCGTCGCGTCCGCCAGGGCGGCGCGCTTGGTCTTTCTGGCCATCGTATCAGGCACCCATCCAGCCGCTGCGACCGCCACGGGCGCCACGGCTTCCGATCTTCAGGGGCGCCGGCTCCGTCTCAGCGAAGCGGCGCATCATGTAGCCGTAGCGCGATGCCGACAGGCGATCGTCGCGCTCCTTCACAATCTTCCCATCCTTGCGGTGGTAGAGGCGGAACTCGCCGAGCCAGCCCGAAAGGTGCCGGAAGACCTTCCAACGGCCGGTCTGCATCCGCGCCAGCATGTCGAGGACGCCCGCCTCGACACCGTTGCCGCCGTCCTCGTGCGTGGCCTTCTCGTGCAGCATGGCGAGGCCCTGCGTGCGGTACTGGCTGGCCAGATCCTCGCCCGAGCCTTTATCGTGCTGGAGGCCATCGTGCGGCCACGCGACCGGCAACCAGTCGCCCCATGGCTTCACGGCCGCGGCGTGAATGACCGGTGTCGACTCGCTCTGCGCGTACTCGGCGGTCAGGTACCAGATATCCGCGTCGCGATCCCAGGCCGAGCGGATCGCGGCAAAGGGGTGATCCCAGCCGAAGTCGACGCCGACGATCTGCGGCCAGTGCGCCGGGATCGCGAACGCGTCGCAGAGGATGTCCTCTTCCTGGATCGGGAAGATGCGGCCCGAGCCGAGCGACGGCAACCCCTTGGTGCGGGCCTCGCGCTCGTGAGCCGGGTACGCGTCGATGATCGCCTGCCGCTGCTCGGGCGTGTAGTGCTCCGCATCGTGGATCGTCATGCGGGTGATGTGCTTACTCACCGAGCCCACACTCCTGCACGAAGCTGTCCACCGTGGTCGACATGCCCTTCAGCGGCGTGAAGGTCAGGAAGACGAACCCGTGCGTTGCGTTCGTTCGGGTCAGCGCTTCCATGTAGAGGGCGTGGTCCGGCTCCTCATCGAGCCACACGAAGTCGAGCGTCTCGCCCTGCCACTTCGTGCGGCCCTGGTCGTAGCTCTTGAAGCCTAGCATCGAGAGCCCGCCGGAGACGTGCTCGACCATGATACCGTCGAGGGCGTTCGGCACGCCCTGGCGCCGGGTCCAGTCCTTCAACCGGGCCTTCGGGACCCAGCCCGTGCCCCATGCCTGCTCGTTCTTCGGTTCGCCGACGAGGTAGCGTTGCACGCCGTCTCGCGTGACTTCGTTCGTCTCTGAGCCAGCCCAGCCGCGAACGGGACGATCAAAGCGACGGCCGCGCCACCAATCGGGATAGAGGCCGGTGAGGTGGATCGCGGTTTCGGCCGCCCCGGCCAGCGTCTTTCCGAGCTGGTTGCCAGCCATGAACAGGCGCTCGCGGTGCTCAGACGACGCGTTGTGGAATTCGCGTTGCTTCGCGTAGGGCCCGTAGGCGGCCAGCTTGTTTTCAGCCGCCCGCCGAGCCCTCTCCTTCTCCAGCCTCGCCAGGAGCGCCGACCTCTGCTCGGACGACGTCAATGAGGCGAGCAAGCTCATCGTCGCTCATCTCCTCGACGGCGCTGCGTTCGATCTTCAGTTCCTTCGGCAGGAGCGACGCGACCACCTTCACGTAGGCGACCGGGTCCTCTTCGCGGGCAGCCTGGATCGCGAGGACGCCGTGCGTGTCGAAGTCGTTTGAGAGGGCCGTGAGGAAGGCCTCGCCGAGCTTGTTGCGGGAGCCCTTCGGACGCCCAGCCGGGTTGCCGGACTGGCCCGGCTTGAAGGGTGGGGCGCCCTGTTTTTGCCCTGTATTATCAGGGGTCACGACTCAGCCCTTCCGCCGCTCGCAGACGATCTTGTGCCACTCGCCCGGCGCGAGGCCGAGATACGTGGCCAGGACCTCACCGACCTTGAGGCAGTCGAACTGCCCGGCGGGCTGCACCAGCATGTCGGTCGCGTTCTCATGCGAGCAGGCGGGCGCCTCGATGCCGGCCGGGCAGGCATGGGCGACCGCGAGGAAGCCGTCGGCAGCGATCGACGGGCGCGGGGCCGCGAGCAGCACCGCCAGCGGCACCACGCCGAACAGAAGCCACGCGCGGTCGAAGCGCGGCGGCCGAGGATCGGCGGTGCGGGTCATCAGTGCCTCGTCGCCGACAGCGGAAAGATGAAGACCGGAGCCGGCCGGGCTGGGCGCCGGCCGACCGCCGCGACAGCGACGCCGGCCAGGACGAGGAGGGCGACGAGGCGGGGCATCAGCGTCCGCACCCGTTGCTGAGCACGCGACCGGCGCGGATCACGCGCGGCGCGTCGGCGGCGGGCTTGGCCGGGACAGGCGCGAGCAGCCGGCGCAGAAGGGCGATGTAATTCACAGCCGGAACCTCGCGAGAACCGCCCGGCGCACCTCTGCCGCATCGGCAGCGACGTCGTCGGCAGGGGTGGTGACGAGCACCGGGGTAGCGGGAGGCAGGCGGCACGCATCCATCAGGGCGCGGATCCGCTCGGCTTCACGGCGGATGGCGCCGGGATCGCGCCGATGCGCGCCATAGGCGGAGGCCGCGGGATCGATGCGGCCGAGGCGGACCGCCTCGTCGTATTTCGAGGCGGTTCGCTCGCTCATCAGGCGATAATCTCAGCTATGCGCTAGGGCAGAATGATTGGCATGTGCTGTCCTTCGCGGAGGACATGCGTATCAGCGCCGTTCCATGTGAAGAGGTACTCGACAGCCCCGCGATACTTCGGGTTGTCGGCGAGGTAGGCGACCGAGGAGACCTGCCAAAGACCGCCGCGCTTCGATCGCAGCCCATCCGCGTTGAGGCCGTCGGCGATAGCCTGGAGCGTTCGCCCCTCTGCGCGTTCAGCAAAGATCCGGCGGACGACGGCCGCCTCGTGCTCGACGACGAGAAGCCCGCCGTCTTTGTCCCGCTGGTAGCCGTAGGGCGCAGCACCTCCAGCGAATCCGCCCTTCGACGCCTTCTCCCTGCGTCCGCCGAAGGTCCGTTCCGTGATGACCTGCCGCTCCTGTGCCGCCATGCTGGCGAGAACGGTGAAGATCATCTCGCCCATCGGCGTCGCGGTATCGATCGGCTCCGTTACCGATCGGATGACAATACCGTGCCGGTCGCGCAGTTCATGCACACTGGTGACGGCGTGCAGCACGTTCCTCGCGAGTCGGTCGAACTTGTAGAGCAGCAGGACGGTGAAGGCGCCCTCGCCAGCCAGCGCAAGCACCCGTTGGAAGCCCTCTCGCTCGCCGGGCGGCGTCGCGCCCGACACGCAATCGGTCACCACTTCGACGATCTGGTGCCCTTGGCTCAAAGCAAAGGCGCGCACCGCGCGCTCTTGAACGTCGAGGCCGTGACCGTCCGAGAACTGTCCCTCTGTCGAGACGCGCAGGTAGGCAACAACGCGTGGCTTCGTTACTTCCTTCGCCACAGGTTTCGCCGACGCCCGCTTGCGTAGGCGCTTGATCCGGTCGGATCCCTGCATGTCGATTTCATCCTAAGTCGGCCAAGACTTTGGAACTGTAGACCAACTGGATTTCCAATTGGGACAGGGGGGCCGTGACTTTGGAATTTTCCCCGCTTTTTGCTCCTAAATGAGCGTCGCGGCGAACCTCCCGAACCGGACCTTCCAAATTCTTTGGTCAGCCCGCCTTCCGAGACCACGGCATCCGCAGCTCGACGCTGAACGAGCGCCCGCCATAGGTGCGCCGGCCGGTGCCGAAGGAGAGCATCTCGGGGACGCCGATCTCGCGCCGCAGCTTGCGGACCAGGGTGCGGACCCGCTTGCAGTGCGAATCCTTCGCATCGAGGTAATCGGCCTGATCGCGGAAGCGCCGACGGCAGAAGGACTCAGCCTCCTGCTCGATCGCCGTGAGGGTGGCGTGCGCGCTCATCGGGGGCCGATCATGGCACAAGGGTCCGCCCGCGTCTGCCGTGGCAACGCTTTGACCGGTGGGCGGTTCGCGATGTGATGGAGGGGAGCGGACAGCAAAACGCCCGGCGGCGGTGAAGCCCCGGGCGCGCGTCTCGCGACACTGATCAGATGCAGGGTTTTGCCTCTGGGGTCAAGGCAGCGTGCCTGTGCACATCCGGACCACACGAAAGCCCTCGACCTACGAGTCAAATTGGGCGACTACATGCGTCCATTAACTTCGCCCCCATCAAGGAAAGATTGTAATAGACCGGTATCAAGTGACCATTACGGTATACTTCAAATTTACCGATATTTTCTTCATACTCAGAGTCTATCAGCGAAAGTCCCTCAAGATGTTCTAAATAGAAATTCGCCGATTCCAGATCCTGCTCGTAACTAGAAAGCTCAATGCTGTGTGGATGGAACGACCAATCAATACTTCGGAAATGACGAGCCGTGATAGTACCCTCTGACAGCCGCTTGAGCAAATCAGCTTCTTCAGGAGACAAGCTCTTGAGCAGTATTGGAAATGCCGGATGCACCCCCTTTGCGCGATTTGTGTCCATCGCAGCGCATAAAAGTTCCTCAAACATTTTGTAGATCGTCGACCCTTCAGCTTCGTAGCTGATGCTCTCTAAGATTTGCCCCAACATTGGGGGTGATGGTGGAATGCGCCGTTCCAAAGGTATCGCCTGCAGAGCTCGCAGTACGAAAGGCTCATAAGTCTCGCGGATAAGGTAGCCGAACCCTCTCCCGGCGACCATTATAGCCCGAACGAACTCATGCAGTTCTATTCCGATCTCGCGAGCAGCAGGCTGGAGCAGGTCGCCATATGCGACCTTCACAAGCTCCTTCGCCGCAGCCTCCGCGGCTGCCGTAGCCGGATCCTTCTCTGCCATGCCCCTCTCCATTTGGGAGCCCAGGCTGACACGCTGAAGTCTGGCTGTCTCGTCGCTGGAGGAGAATCTGCGATGCCTTACACAGGCTCCCGCGTCGCCCGGATGTGCTGCCTCTCCGCCCCGGTCGCGGTGTAGAGCGCCTCGGTCAGATCCTTGAGCCGATCGCGGAAGCGGTCGCCCACCTTGCTGATCTGAGCCTCGCTAGCTCCGATCCCGGCATAGGTGGAGAAGCTGTGCCCCTCGACGAGGAAGCGCTTCAGCACCGCGATACCTGTCCAACCGATGGCAGCGGCGATTCGGTCGTTGAAGGCGGCGACCTTCGCGGCATCGTCGAGCGCATAGATGATCGACAGTTCGTGCGCGACGGTCTGGTCTCGCGAGCCCGAGGGATCGAAGCCGCGGCGGCCCATGCGTGCGCCGGATTGCTTCTCCCAGGCTTCCTGGCAGAGCCGGCCGACGAGGAACTCGGCCTCGGTCAGACGCCCGGCGGAGCGCTCCCGCGCCAGCACGTCTACGTGCCGATTCACGGTGACGGCGATGCGCTCGTTCGCATTGTACGGGCAGGGCACGACGCGGTTGCCTGGCACCACCGCGAGATCACGGGCGAGGCGCGGGAGCGGACGACGTGAGGAGGCCGCGCGGCGGCTCTTCTTGGTCGCGGAGATCGAGATAGACGAAGCGGCGACAGACACGAGCCTGACCTCGGGTAGAGCGCGACCGTTCTGGGCGCTCGGCAAGATCATGGGTCGATTGTCCGTTTCCTCATAGTCAAGAGGAATAATTGCGGCGCGTCACCGCGCATCGAGAAGCAGCAACGCAGCACCTCCGGTCCTGGCTGGCATTACAGCAAAGTGCGGCATATTATTGCGCGGGTCGGCATTGTAACTGCGCGTTCCTTGCAAGTGTATATGAATTGCCGCTATGATCGCTTGTTCTTCCGACGATAAATGTGCGTCTTTCTTTCGCATACACTTTCAATGATTGAAGATTTACATTTTGCCAGCCGCCATATTGGCCTGAGATGAAAAACTCGCAGTGTATATCGCAAACAATCCACCTATTTTCAGGATTGTCTATTTCGGCAATTGCTTGGTTGAAATTAGGGCGACAATTCAGCGATGCGGCAAATGATATATCTGCCGGTGAGAGAAACATAACCACAAACAGGATGGACATTTTACTTGAAGTAGAGCGAATCGTCATAGCGACCTCCTGTGCTGAATTTAGCACGGAAACGCTTCTAGCTGCTACCGAAGGCGATTACGCATTCTTCGCCGCCGCGATCTTCTCGCAGGCCTTGATGCGCCGCCGGTCGAACGTTGCGCGCGACCACTTGGTGCGGCGGCAGAACTCGGCGATCGATCCGCCGACCTCGCCGTGCGTGGCCATCGCCCGAGCCCAGACGAGTACCGCCTGCCGATCCTCGCTCTTGTCGCCGAGCACGGTGCCGGAGAAGGCGAGCATATCGAAGGTGGCGTCCGGCACCTCAGCTTGCACCGCGTGGAGCGTGTTGCCGCGCGGTGCGTAAATCGGCGTGTACGGCATCGCCCGAAAGGCCGCCTTCAGCCACATCTCGACGTCGGCGCGGGTCCACGGGGTAGCGGATCGAGGTGGCGGATCAGGTCCTTCCGGCGGTGCGAGCATCAGTCTCCGGGCGCTTCCCCTTGGTTGTCATTCGTCGGCCACTTCCGGCGCTGTTGGCCGAGACCGGCCGCTAGGGCGAGTTCCGCCCGTCGCACCGAGTAGTTTCGTGCCGTCAGAGGATAGTCGGGGGGCAGTCCGTAACGGACGCGGTAGCTATCCGGGTCGAGCCCGTGCCGGCTGAGGTGCCGTCTCAGCGTCTTGTACGGCTTGCCGTCTACGAAAGAGATCAGCGCCGCGGGCGAAACTGATTTTTTGATTTGCGCAGGCGTCGGCTTTTCAACTTCGATAGCGGTCGCAGCCGGTGCCGCCAGACTCGTCAAAGCAGTCTGCACGTCGGCGATCAGCCCAGGCAGATCCTCTGCCGGTAATGTATGGTTTCGTACATAAGCCATCACAATCATGGCTGTGAGATCGACAAGTCCGCCGCCCGAGGACGGAGAAATACTTTCATATGACACGTTTTGCTCCCCCCTAAGTCTAAAAATTCGCAGCTAAATTTTAAAAATCGATTTGCACTAATTTCGATCCCGCAAACGGGGGATGGATCAAATTTTTGGCAGGATGAACGGGGCGCCCGCGTCGCGGACGCCCACAGCGCGACCCTGCCGCGGCGGCTCCACGGGTCGGCAGAGCACAGGGGGGCTGGTCCTTCTGGGCAGTCAAGCATCTGGGTCCGGTGGGAGCGCTTACTCCGCAGCCAGCGCAGTTGAACGCCCGCCAGGTCGGCCAAGACCGTTGCCCTTGGCGACGCCTGACCGCAATTCCGAGTAGCTCGGCGCAGTCATGGGATAGTCGGAGGGCAGGCCGAAGCGCTCGCGATATGAGTAAGGAGTCAAACCGTGTGTTCTGAGATGCCGCTTCAGCATCTTGTATGGCTTCCCGTCGACAAAGGAGATCAGCGCATCGGGCGTGATCGATTTGCGGATCTGAGCGGGTGTCGGCTTCTCGACATCGACGTCCTCGCCTGCAGGAGCAGCCAGCGCACTCCCAAGACCCGCAAGCGCAGCATGAACACTGATGATGAGATTCGGGAGTTCCCTTGGTGGCAGAACATTTTTGCCGACGTAGGCGACGACAATATCCGCAGCGTGTTCCAGCCGGTCGTCGCGAAGTGGGGCGCCGGGTGCATTGCTTGTCATCTGATGAGCCTCATTTCCTGATTTGCTGATCCGAAAATAATTATTAACACTTAAACTTAAAAATGTCCTGTGGCATTGCGCACAATCTGATTTTGCAATTTCTGGAACACCCAGATCGGCACGCAATCCGGCGGGATGACTGCAGGCCGGCGATCAACGACGACCGAGCCGCCGATGCGATCGAGGTGGATCTCGCGCTCGCACAGGGCGATGCAGCGGCGCGGGTAGACGGTGACCATGGTGCCCGTGCAGTCGGGGCGGGAGGCGCCGGCGGTCCGGTGGACACCGAACAGCGCTTCCGTGCTCCACCCGAAGTCGGCGGCCGCCTCGCCCCAATCGTCGAGGAAGGCGAGCATCGCCCGGCGCACCGAGCGCCACACGCCGGGCCTGCCTCTCGGGCCCGGCTCGACCCAGATCATGCCGGGGCAGGGGACCTGGTGCTCCGGCAGGCTCAGCACGCCGGCCCGCCATGAGGCGACGAGGGAGACGGAATCAGTGAGGGCGAGGGCGGCGCTCATGCAGCGCGCTCCTTCTGCGCCGACGCCTTGGCATCGAGCCGCGCGGCGAGCTGCGCGAGCGAGCCGCCGGCAGCGACCTCGCGGAACTTGGCGCCGGCCTCGTGCAGCACGTCCTCGCGAGCGGCGGCGACGGCTTCCGGCGACGGGCGAGGGCGTCCAAGCTCCGTCTCGTCTTCCCGATTCAGCCAGGAGGCCGCGATCTCGGCGACCTTTGCCCGGTCCTCGTCCGACGGCGGGTCATAGACCTCCGCCTCGATAATGCGGCGGATCTGGACGAGGAGCGCCCGCTTCGGGATCAGCCCCTCCCGGACCTCCGCCGCAAACTCGGCCGGCGACGGCCGCCAGCGGCGCGACCAGGGCAACAGGGTCATTCCGTTCCGGAAGCGCTCGGCCGCCCCGTGGATGCCGGCGAGCGGCAGTTCCTTCAGCGCGGCGATGTACTCGGAGACGAGCACCTCTTCCTCGTCGGCACCGCGCCCGCGCCCTTGCTCGAATCCGAGCAGAACCCGGCTCACCATGGCGTCGACATGGTCGCGCCGCTGGCTGGGCGCGAGTTCAGCCTTCAGCCGCTCGGCGACGTCGGAGAGCGCGCGACGCTCCGCTGTCGTGGCCGCCAAAGCCCGCGGCACGCAGAAGCGCGTCGGTTGGCCGTCCACCGGAGCCAGCTTGCCATGCAAGGCCGAGATCTTCGCCTCGACCTGGTTCAGCGTCAGGGGAGTTCGCGTCGACGGCAGGCGGTTCGACATCGTAGGGCCCTTGCAGGGATTGCGAGTAGAGGCGGACCACTCGGCCAGCGAAGCCGGCGGGAGCGGGGGCGAAACCGCCGCCGCGTGGCCCGCTTGGTGGCAGGCGGTCGAGATCGGCCCGCCGTCGCCGAAGGCGGGATTCGACCCAGGTCGAGAAGTCGGCGAGTTCCCGCCCGTCGGCGTCCTCGATCACCTCGAGCACGACCGCAGCCTCGTCCCGGGCGATGCCGAGCCAGTGACCGATCAGGGCGCGAGCCGAGCGACGCGACCGGCCGGTGTTGGCGCTGATCAGGTCGACGCCGATCGTCAGCAGGGCTTGGCGGTTCGACCGAGCCAGCTCCGCAGCCTCGCCGCCCGCCTGCCCGGCATCGCCGGCCGACCCGTCAGGGTCGGAACCGGGGTGTGGGGAGGGGTTAAGGGGTGGGGGTTGGGGTCCAGGGGAAG